GCTCTAGTCGCAAAAAGGGAGGGGCCATTATCGTGTTCGATAAGTTCGAAAGTCCCTATGGCTATATTGGGACAGTGATGTGGCGACTGGCTCTAGCTGGGAAAGTAGCAACGGGAGTAGACGCCACGGACATCATTCAAAAGGAACTGTCCCTAATGGGAACACAACGCCCTTTGATGCAGAATGAGACAACGGACATGACTAAGGTTTTTCAATTTGGGAACTTCGCAGGTTGGGTCATCGATTGAATGTCCTCTACTGGGAATGAATATATCTGGTAGGTTCTGATATGAAGTTAAACAAGCTCCTTAAAAATGTCTCATTCTGAGAATGGGATTTCCCATTCCGGGAATGGGATTTTCCTAAACTGGGATCCGCATTCCGAGAATGACCCACGCGCCTGATTCCCATTTTGGGAACGCGGTTCCCATAACGAGGCTCGCCGCAGCGCGTGACCGGGCCGCGCCGACGCGGATCGCTCACTGATTGAACCTGCCTCACAATGCGGCGCGGTTCACTGCGTGAATGAACCGCATAAACTAGAACCCGTTTAAACCACCGCTAGGTCCCCACGTGCTTGGACTTAGAAAACCAGCGCGGAGTGCGGCTAGTTCACTGAGTGAGCGTGCCTCACAGTGCGGCTCGTTTCACTGCGTGAATGAACCGCATTATGCGGCTCGCCTCACTGCGTGAATTATCCACATCATCCAGGCGACCCATTTTGACCCCGCCCTTGAAATCATTACGCTTTTCGGAAATGGGACAGGTTATCCGGCTCGACCTAAAACCTCCGTTTTCAGAACTCCCTTGAAATCATTACGGTTTTAGGAATAAGGGCAAATCATCCGGCGCCTCCAATTGACCCATTTTGAGACGACCCTTGAAATCATTAGACTTTTTAAAAACCGTCCAGGCTATCCGGCTTACCCATTTTGACCCCACCCTTGAAATCATTACGTTTTTTCAAATGTTGGCAAAACGTCCGGCGCCTCCAATCGACCCATTTTGAGACGACCCTTGAAATCATTACGTTTTTTGAAACGCTGGCAAAACGTCCGGTGCCTCCTAAAATCCTATTTTGGGAAGTTCCCTGAAATCATTACACTTTTTAAAAATCGTCCAGGCTATCCAGGCGACCTATGGTTGACCCAAATTGCGGCGACCCTTGAAATCATTAGACTTTTTCAAATGCTGGCAACCTGCGGTCGACCAGGATGCCCAGGCTAGCGCGGACGATTCACTGCGTGAACGAACCTCACAATGAGGCACGCCTCACTCGGTGACCCATCCGCACAATGAGGCACGTTCCAAAATGAGGCACGCCGCACAATGAGGCACGCCTCAAAATGCGGCAGGCCGCAAAGTGGGACACGTCCCAAACCGAGAATCCCGTTTTGGGTCGGTCGGCCCGTTCCTTTTTTGGCACGGAGCTTGCGCCGATCCCAAAATAAAAATCCCAAAACAGGAAACCTCGTAACCGGCTGTAATCATTCAGGTTTTTGGGTCCCATTCTGGGAAATTGCTAGGGCCACCCCCCCGTCCCAAAACAGACCCTCCTTCTCCCAGGGCATAAACCATTTTCAAAAAATCCCAGATTGCGGAGGGGGCCACCCCCAAAATTTTGGAAAAAATTTCAGGTCCTCCCAATACAGGAATGAGATAATGTGCCATCATATAACTACTAAACCTCAATCCAGGAACGATACACATGGCACGACCTAAGAAACAGATCGACTATGAAGCCGCCGAGCGTCTGGCTCGCATTCATTGCACCAATGAGGAGATTGCATCTTGTCTGGGCATCAATGTCACTTACTGGTACACTATGCTAAAGAACGATCCCAAATTGGGAGACGTGATCGAGAAAGCACGATCTGAAGGCAAGGCATCTCTTCGCAGACTTCAGTGGCAAAACGCGGCACAAGGAAATGTCACCATGCAGATCTGGCTCGGCAAACAACTGCTGGACCAAAACGATACACAACGAACGGAGCTAACTGGTAGAGATGGAGAAGCAATCAGAATTGAAGAAGAGTCCGAAGCCGCCAGAAGCATCATCCAAGCTGCACTCGATCGCGCAGCTACCCGAAGAGGAGAGGGCGAATCTCATATCGAGACTGAGTCCGAAACAACTCATTGACCTAAGATGGGACTGGAACTTCTGGGCTCGACCTGAACAGCTACCGCCTGACACTGATTGGCGCGTGTGGCTCATTATGGCAGGTCGCGGTTTTGGGAAAACACGAACGGGTGCCGAGTATATTCGTTCGTGTGTCGATTCGGGAAAGTATCGTAGAATAGCTCTAATTGGCCGTACAGCCGCAGACGTGCGGGACGTCATGGTTACTGGCCCAAGCGGAATCCTAAATTGCTACCCGCCAGATCAGCGCCCGTTGTACGAACCATCTCGCCGTCGCCTTACGTTTCATAATGGGGCAGTCGCACATTGCTACACTTCTGAAAAACCCGATCAGCTCCGAGGACCACAGCACGACCTTTGCTGGGCAGACGAGGCTGCCGCGTGGGCGTACCCATACGCAACTTGGGATCAAATGATGTTCGGTCTCAGATTGGGAATGTCGCCGCGCTGCGTCGTAACCACAACACCTCGTCCCATTCAGCTAATCAAAGATTTGGTCAAGGCTGAGACGACCTACGTCACCCGTGGCAACACATTCGCAAATCGAGACAACTTGGCACCCGTGTTCTTGGAGCAGATGATCGAGAAATACAAAGGTACCAGTTTGGGACAGCAAGAGATCTACGCCGAGTTGTTAGAAGAGATGCCCGGCGCACTCTGGACCAGAAGCATTATCGATCAACACCGTGTGCACCAGCCTCCTAATTTGAGACGCATAGTTGTAGGCGTTGACCCAGCCGTGACCAATAATGGGACAAGCGATGAAACGGGAATCATCGTAGCTGGTTTAGGTGAGGACGGTGACTTCTACGTGATCGAAGATGGGACGATGAAGACAAGCGTTGATAAATGGGCTCGGGCAGTTGTGACACGCTATCAACTCTATAAGGCTGATCGGATAGTTGTGGAAGTCAACCAGGGCGGTGACTTGGTCGATCGCATTTTGAGACAGATTGATAAGTCGGTCAGTATCAAAATGATACACGCAGCCAAAGGTAAGTGGGTCCGCGCAGAACCAGTCGCAAGCCGGTATGAGCAGGGTCGTGTCCACCACGTCGGTATTCACTCTGCACTTGAGGACCAGCTCTGCAACTACTCGCCCGAATATGCGAATGGCAGTCCCGACAGGCTCGACGCTTTGGTTTATGCCATAACTGAGCTTGACTCAAAACGCTCCATTGATATTCGTATAGACTCAAACGCAAGTACCAGACCAAGCGGGTGGAAGATGTAATGGCAGAACCAGTCCCAATAGAGGAAGAAGATTTCGCAAGAGGTGAAACAGAACGCGAGAGCCGCAAGATAGAAGCGCGCGCCGTGTCCTTATCTGCGGCATTGCTCGCATATCTCAAAGTGAAACGACGGCGACTCATTCGCGATATGGTCAAAGAGATCAAAGAGACTGGCAAAATCAAAAAGGTTCGTAAAGCGAATGGGCCAGAACAAGAGCGCCTGATCAAGCTTCTGTCCTATTATGGGTTAAAGCAAATCGACGATAGCGGCAAAGAGATGATGGGCTCTGAATGGAAAATCCCAGATCCGTTCATCGCCGATTACCTTGAGCGCAAGAAGGGAATGATCCGTGGGCTCGATTCCCGAATTGAGAGAGAGTTCCAAAGGGCTGTAGGGAAAGCACTGTTCAAGTGGTTGCAGGAAACACCTACGCCCAATACGGACGTTATCGCTCGAAGGATTCAAAGACTGCTAGAAGTGAAATCCCAAAAAGAGGCGCCGAAGGATTTGAAAGCTCTGGGCGATAGATTCACCGAAGATGGCTTGTTAGCCAGATCGCGAATGATAGCCAGAACAGAGATCAACGCCGCAAGAAACTACGGGCGCATGGAAGCTGGCAAAGCTATGGGTAGAACTCATTTGATATGGCTGGCTAACGACGATGGCAAATCGGGACGCAGACATCACGAAGCGTTGAACGGTCAAATCCGCAGAATGGGTGAGCCGTTTAAGAATCCCAAAACAGGATCAGAACTTTTGTACCCAGGCGACCCTGGGGCTGAAGGTAGATTCAAAAGAGGCGGCAAAGTGCTACGAAGCAAGTACGGTGCCGCTGGGGAGATTATTAATTGCCGATGCAGTGTCCGTCCCATATCGGCACAAGTGGCAGCAAGGCTGAGAGGCAGAAAGAGATAAGCTATGTCCGATAATGAGGAACAGTCCAACAAGTTCGATTTTCTAGATGTCCTGGGAACCACTGGTTTAAACAGGCAAGCTGGGCAGATAGACGAAGAGTGGCTTCGTCAATTGCAAGGCGACAAGGGCCACAAGATCTATACAGAGATGCGGGACAATGATCCCGTTGTGGGAGCGTTACTCTACGCGATCAAAACTCTGATTAGACAAACCAAATCCCAAATCCATAAAGCGAGTGACGACCCAACGGCTATCGAGTACGCCAATTTTCTAGAGTCCTGTATTGAGGACATGAGCGTATCTTGGCCAGACTTTCTCGCAGAGGTTTTATCGTTCTTGCCTTTTGGCTGGTCCTATTTTGAGCTTCTCTACAAAATGCGAAGAGGCCACAACGAAGATCCCAAATTGAGTAGCAACTTCTCAGATGGTCGAGTTGGCTGGCGCAAGTTCGCTGTCCGATCTCAGGACACACTATTCAAATGGGAGTTTGACGAAGAGGGTGCCCTTCTAGGTCTATGGCAAATGGCCCCGCCGAACTATGAGCAGGTCTATATCCCGCTTGAGAAGGCGTTGCATTTTAGGACTGAGACACACAAGAACAACCCAGAGGGTCGTAGCATTTTGAGAAACGCTTACCGCTCTTGGTACTTCCTTAAAAGAATACAAGAGATCGAAGCCATCGGGATCGAGCGGGACTTGGCTGGTCTGCCAGTTATGCAGGTGCCTGTCGAGTTGCTGGCGAGCAATGCGACCTCGTCCCAAAAAGCGGTCGTCGATGATTTCAGAGATATGATCCAAAAGATTCGACGCGATGAATACGAGGGCGTGGTGATCCCGTCCGATACTGACATTGACGGCAACCCGACAGGTTTCAAATTGAGTCTGTTAAACGCAGGCGGCAGACGCCCGATGGATGTCGATCAAATCGTCAAGCGATACGAGAGCCGAATAGCCTTATCGGTTTTGGGGGAGTTTGTTCTTTTGGGAATGGACGGCGTGGGGTCGTTTGCTCTAAGTAGCAACAAGACCGCCTTATTCGCCCAAGCTCTGGGAACTTACTTGCAAGGCATCGCCACAACTTTCAACACTCAAGCCATCCCAAGACTTATGCGATTGAACGGTTGGAACGATGCAGAGCATTATCCCAAATTGGTATTTTCCGATATTGAGACACCCGACGTTCAAGAGATCGCTGGAGCCCTTGCTGGTCTTGTTAGTGCTGGAGTCATTACGCCTGACGACGAACTCGAAGGTTGGGTTCGTGACTTTGCGAACTTGCCTAAGGCTCAAACTGGGACAGCCCGAGACGATGGGTTGGACTTGCTTCGAGATATGGACGCCGAGCTTAACGAGCCTGAAGAGGACGTTGTTGAAACAGTCCCAGAAGAGGAATCAGACGAAGAGACTGAAGGCATCGATGTAGATCAGGAGACACCCGTCGCGGCTGTTACTCTCAACGGCGCTCAAGTTTCGTCCCTTCTTGAGATCATCCAGAACGTTGCTGGCGGTTTACTGCCTAGAGGCTCGGGCGTTGAAATCATCGCCACAGCTTTCAACCTAAGCACAGACAAAGCCGATGACATCATGGGCGAAGTAGGAAAGTCGTTTGTCCCAGAAGAGGAGAGCAAAGATGAGTAAAGTATCCAAGCCCGCAGAATGGGTT